GCGATCTGAGATACTCTTCCATGACCAACCAAAGGAGTTGCAGTTGTGGAAGCGCCTATCTATGCCCGAAGAGTTGCAGAGGATTCGAAGTATGGATGAGTGGTTCGAGAAACCTGCCGAGTTTCGGGCAAAGTTTCGTGTATACATCGAGGAAGAGTTTCAACGCAGGAGGGACGGTATGTGGTTTTACAACAATGGGATCCCTACGTATATTACAGGGAGACACTATATGTTTCTACAGTGGTCTAAAATCGATATCGGATACCCATCATACCTTGCTTTCCAAAGAGAAATCTTTCTTCACATGGCTGCTTGCGAAGCTGATCCCCGTTGTTTCGGTCAGCTATATACTAAGTGTCGTCGTTCTGGCTACACTAATATATGCTCTTCTGTCCTTGTGGACGAAGCTAGTCAAGTTAAAGAGAAGTTGTTGGGCATTCAGTCAAAGACTGGTAAGGATGCTCAGGAAAACATCTTCATGAAAAAGGTAGTTGCGATATTTCGCAGCTATCCTTTCTTCTTCAAGCCCATCCAGGACGGTACCACGAACCCTCGTATGGAGCTGGCATTTCGTGAGCCCTCTAAGCGCATCACTAAAAACAATAAGACATCGCACCGAGGCGATGCATTGAACACTGTCATCAACTGGAAGAACACCACGAACAACGCATATGATGGTGAGAAGCTGCACATGCTGTATCTGGACGAGGCAGGTAAGTGGGAGAAACCTACCGACATCCGTGAGGCGTGGCGTATCGAGCGCACTTGTTTGATCGTAGGTAAACGAATCGTAGGTAAAGCGTTGGTAGGCAGCACCGTAAACCCTATGAGTAAAGGAGGTGAGGAGTACAGGGGACTTTGGGAGGACTCTGACCCAAACGAAAGAAACAACAACGGAAGAACTAGGTCTGGGCTTTACAGGATATTCATTCCTGCATACGAAGCCCTGGAGGGTTTCTTTGATAAGTATGGTCAGGCGGTAATAGAAAACCCCCCGAATCACAAACCTGGTTTTACGCGACGTGTAAAGTTCCCTGGCGATATCATAGGTATAGATGGGGAGGTTATAGATCAAGGAAGCAAGTCCTATCTAAAAAACGAACGAGAGTCATTTAAAGATGACCCATCTGAACTAAACGAAATAATTAGGCAGTTCCCCTTTACCGAGGACGAGGCGTTCAGGGACAGCATTGAGGGTAGCCTGTTCAACATCGGGAAGATATACCAGCAGATAGAGCACAACGATGACCTCTATCCAAACCCTGTAGTCCAAGGCAATTTTGTTTGGAGAAAAAAAGACGAAGAAGTCGCTTTCTCTCCAGATCCGAACGGAAGGTTCCGTGTGGCGTGGCTACCACCAGATCACTTAAGAAATATTAGTAAGGAAGAAAGAGGTAAGCGCGTCCCACCTAACGGCCACATAGGAGTGGGAGGTGTTGACTCCTATGATTTAGACGCTACCGTAGACGGCAGGGGCTCGAAGGGTGCTTTGCACATGTACAACAAGTTCAATATGGACGTCCCACCCAATATGTTTGTGGTGGAGTACGCATCTCGTCCAGACCTAGCGAGCATTTTCTACGAAGATGTGCTGATGTGCGCTTTCTTCTATGGTTATCCGCTACTCATAGAAAATAACAAGTACGGTATTGCAAGATACTTTGAATCAAGGGGTTACGACGGTTACTTAATGGATCGACCAGGACATCTTAGGAATCCAAATTCATCCTCAAATGTTAGGACCAAGGGTATCCCGTCCAACTCTCAAGATGTAATTCAGTCACATGCTCAGGCTATCGAAGCATACATTCACGATCATGTCGGCATAAGAGCAGAAAGCGGAGAGATGGGGAATATGCCTTTTAACAGGACATTAGAAGATTGGATAGCGTATAAGATTGATAAGAGAACTAAGTTTGACTTGACAATTAGTTCTGGTCTTGCACTTTTGGCTGCGCAAAAACAAAAGAAGGAAAAGCCCAAGGCCACCTTTGAAGACAAGAAGTTTTTCAGGACATACAAGCCAAAAGCTTGGCACTCTTAGTTTTACTATATTTGCAATGAGTTAAAATAACTCCACAAATTGCAAATGTATAGTAACGACAAAAAATACGCTGGCTTTCCAGATCCGTTGGCCTCATCGGAAGAAAAAAAAGACAGGTCTTATGGATTAAAGTACGCCAAGTCTATTTACCAGCAGTGGGGAAAAATAGATTACGAAGGCTCTAACTACAAGAGCCGAAAGTCAGTGTTTGAAAGAAACAGGAAGTATGCAAACGGAACGCAGGACACCAATATCTATAGGTCTCTTCTTACTTCTTTGGACCCTAACAATGGCGATGGCAGCATGCTCAACCTGGATTTCACTCCAGTGCCTATCCTACCTAAGTTTGTTAGAATTGTAGTAAACAAAATATTATCGTTAAATCCATACCCAAACCTTGAGGCTGTTGATCCTTTGTCTTCCTCTGAGAAGGACAAAGAGAGAAGAAAGATGGAGTTGATGATTGAATCTAAGCAGCAACTCGCTAAGATTGAAGAGAAGACGGGAGTGTCAATAGGCATGAAGGCCAAGGACATACCTGAGACGTTGGAGGAGGCAGAGATATTTATCGGTAATAACATCAAGTCTTCATCTGAGATCGCAGCTCAGATAGCTACCAACTTAACGCTGGAGTGGAACAACTTCAATGACACTACGTTGCGCAGGTGCGTAAATGACTTAGCCGTTTTGGGCATGGCGGTTGTCAAGAGAAGTAACGACCCTGAGCATGGAATTAAAACTGAATATGTAGACCCAGCTTCTTTTGTTCATAGCCATACAGAAGATCCAAACTTTGACGATTTGGTTTATGCTGGTCATGTAAAATACATAACCATAGGAGAGCTAAAGAGAATCGCTTCTGATCAGTTGACAGAAGAAGACTACAAGAAGATAGCTAAGGCGGCTCAGAAAAAGTATGGCTACGATCAAGCCAAGCTGAATCAATCTCATTACAACCCTAACACCAGGAAGGCTAATTACGGGTATGATGAATACAAGGTTGGTGTTTTAGATTTTGAGTTTATATCTGTTGACTGTGAATTCTTTGAATCAAAAGAAAGCAGATATGGTAACGTAGGTTTCTACGCTAAGGGCGAAAACTATAAGGCCCCTCAAAACTCTGTTTTCAACAGAGACGTCATGAAGCTTGAAACTGCTTCTGTGTATGGAGGTACGTACATACTAGGCACTGATTACATCTTCTCATACGGCAAGAAGAAGAACATACCTAAGAACATCCACGACATATCTAGAACCAACCTTTCTTATTCGGTGTGCGCCACCAATCTTTTGGACATGGTTCCGAAGTCGATGGTTGACAGCTGCATCGGTTTTGCCGATCAGCTTCAGCTCACTCACTTGAAGATTCAGCAGGCCGTAGCGAAAGCAAAGCCAGACGGAATCATCATCGATATTGAAGGGCTGGAGAATGTGCAGCTAGGTAAAGGAGGCGAGCTTCAGCCGCTTGACCTTCACGATATCTATGAGCAGACGGGTGTGTTCTATTACAGAAGCAAGAACCCAGAAGGCGGATTCCAGAACCCACCAATCAGAGAGATCGGGAACAGCATCCGTAATATCAATGAGCTCATTGGTTTGTACAACCACTACTTGCGTATGATCCGAGATGCGACTGGAATCAACGAGGTGATGGATGCTTCTACTCCGAAAGGAGATGCGCTGGTCGGCGTAAGACAGCAAGCACTTGCCGCTGCCAATAACGCTATATATGATATCACGAACTCATCAATGCTTTTGTACAAGAAGGTTTGTTCAGACATAGTAAAGTGTGTTCAGGTTATTCACCCCGATTCTGTTCTTTATAGGATCTATGAAAATGCAATCGGAAATGAAAACATGAAGGTTTTGAATTCTTTCAAAAACCTAGCTATGTACAACTTCGGAGTGTTGGTTGTCAAAGAGATGGAAGAGGGCGAAAGACAGTATCTGGAGCAGAATATTCAGATTGCTCTTTCCCAAAAAGAAATTGACTTAGAGGACGCCATAGCTGTTCGCCAGCTGAAAGACATCAACCAAGCTGAGAGGCTGTTGATCGTTCGCAGGAAGAAGCGCATCGCCATGAACCAACAGATCGCCATGCAGAACTCTCAGCAGCAGGCGCAAATCCAGCAGGCATCTGCTCAGGCTACTTCTCAGGCTAGACAGCAAGAGATGCAGATGGAGGCACAAATTAAGGCTCAAGAGATGCAACTTAAGTCTCAGCTTGAAGCTCAGCTAGAATCAGTCAAGCATGAGTTCAGAAAAGAAATCGAAATTATAAAGGCTCAAGCAACTCTTGGTTTCAAGGAAGACGATAAGAACTTTAAAGAAAAGCTGGAAGTGCTGAAGGAAGACAGAAAGGATAGCAGGATCAAAAAAGAATCTGCTGAACAGAGCAAACTTATATCTCAAAGAAAAGGAGAACGAGGGGAGCTTCCAGAACAATTGGGTGATGTAACAACACAAATGCTAGGATAAGATGGCGCAAACGATAAATTTAGACGTATCACAAAGGGTAGACATTGTTTGTCGTAGGGGCGACACGTTTTCCCTTACCCTGACCTACACAAAGGATGACGGCACGGGTAACGCAAACTTTGGAAATGGCGATACCTTTTTGTTGCAGGTGAGAGACGCAGACACCAACGACAGTACCACTATTTTAGAACTGTCTGGGAGTGATGTGGTTCCAGACTCAACCGAAAAAACAATAACGTTTACTAAGTCTGCCGCTCAAATGAAAGGAGTTGCTTCTGGCCTGTACGTTTATGATATTGAGATTAAAAAAGAAACAAGTAACGTTGTGACTACTCTTCTTCACGGCACATTTAAGGTTAACGAGGATGTTTCTATAACCGCTTAATCATGCGTTATATTATGTGCCATGCCAGTAAGCGTATCTCAACCATCGAAAATATCTGTATCCTCCTCTAGTTCGCCTGTAAACGTATCTTTAGCTGGGGGTGGCTCTGATATAAAGCTGATCACCAACTCTTCTGTAGAGAACAACGTATCCGTATCTGGTTCTAGCGCTGGGTCTTTGACCATAACAGAAGCTTCTAGCGGCAGCTTTAGTCTTTCTGCTTCAGGAAGTTCGAACAACGTATCGATAACAGATGGGGGCTCTAATAATATATCGTTAGAAAACTCTTTACTTGCTGGTCCTCCTGGCCCAGCGGGTCCACAGGGGCCTGCTGGCCCTTCTGGTGTAGGAACTTTAGCTTCTGCTATCACCATATCAAACGATGATGCTGCGTTTGCTCACATGTCGTCACCCATTTCTTCTGGTACAACCCTTGAGGCTGTGCTCAGAGATATGCTTGAGAAATACAACAGAACGACAATAACTTTAAGCAGTCTGTCTGTTCAAAAGCAGAACACCGATGGCTCTTACGCTACCGCAGCAAATGTGACAAGCAGTGAAACCATAGAAGTTGGAAGAGGCATAAAGATCCTGTCTTTTACCATCGCCATCGGAGATAATACGCAGGTTACGGACGGTTCTGTTAAATTTCTTAGGGGGTCTACAGAGGTAGAAACTGGTTTTAGTGATCTCGACGGAACCAAGACTTTATCTTCATCTGAAGATCAAGACCCAACTAGCGAAACTACTTTGTCGTACAAGGCTACTGCTATTGATGACGGGGGGTCTGGTTTATCTGATCTAACGATTAGCTCTAGCTCTATCACCTTTTCTTACAGGTTTTTGATACGTGTTGGCGCTAGCAGCACCACAACTATCAGCAACGACACACAGGCAGCCACTCTTTTCACAGGGATGACAACAGCTTACAGTCAGCTCAGAGGAGAGTCTGACTTTACTGTTACCGCCAATGCAGCCATGGATACAACAGGCAACCACACTTGGATTGCGTATCCAGCTTCCTTTGGCAATCTAAATAAAGTTGAACTCGCTGGCGTAGACGTGCTCAGCGATTTTCAATCACCAGTTGATTTC